CTAGAATCACCACCACCAGAAGGGTATTCTTTGGAAAGCAAAAAGGTTTTATTCATAACCTTTGAGCCAGACAAAAATAACCTATGTGTTTACGAAGTGCCAAAAGAAGAAGTATTAAACGCAGAAATAAAAAAGAAAAAGAATGACAATGAGTAAGAAGCAAAACCAAAAAAAGAAAGTAACTGTAAAGATTCTTCCAGGTCAAGCTGTATATGTAGCTGATTTATCTAAACTAGAACATATATCAGAACTCTATAGATCAATGTCTAATGAATGTGAGACAGAAGAAGAAAGAGCTGCTTGGCTAGAGGTTTCAGAAGAAATTAATAAGTGGATATTTGAAACTTATTTTAACCCAGAGGAAGATTATCAAGATGAAGAATGGTAATCTAAAAATAGTAGCAAGTATGCTAGCCCTAGGTTATGCAGTTGGATTAGCTGCATCTGTGTCGAGAAAAAAAATAGAATTACTTAGCAATACCGATAATCGCAAGTATGTTAATAGACTAAAAGAATTCTTTTTTGACGAGGACTATTCAAAAGCAGTAAAAAAGTATTATAAATTTATTGAATCAGGACTTTCAGGACAAAATTCATTTGATATACTTATTAGTCCCATACAGTTAACTGAAATACCAATTGGAGAATTTAATGATTGATCTATGCGTTGTTAATCACAACACAAGACCACAACTGCAGAGATTTTTGGACACTCTGCATTCTGATGTAATCAGTCCAAATGGCGCGCTCGTAAAAAATTGGAATCTTTATATTACAGATAATGATTCAACAGATGACTTTATTCCATGGTTAAGAGAAAGCGAAGAAAAGTATCTAATAGATAGAACATATCTAAGAAAGAATATTGGATACTCCTCTGCTATAAACATGATGGCTAGCAATAGTTCAGCTGAGATAGTGGGAGTTCTTAATGGCGATGTCTGGATGACAAACCAAGACTGCCTGAACATAGAAAAAATATTTGCAAACAATCCAAACATCCATATTCTTGGCCCCAAACAAAGAGACGAAAATGGCTTAATTACACATGCTGGGATAGTCGGTACCAACACTGCTCCAAAACATAGAGGCTGGAGAGAGCCCGACCCTAATGATATTCTTTATAAAGATCAAATAGAGTGCGTTACAGTATCTGGTTCTGCTTATTTTGTAAGAAGAGATGTATGGGATGACATGACAAATAATAAGAAGTACAGAGAGCTATATCCTGATGCAGTAGGAGCATTCTTGCCAACCCCACACTACTATGAGGAGACATGGTGTTCTTATTTTGCTAGACATCTTGGATACAATGTAGTGTATGATGGTTCAGTGTCAATTGGTCACAGCTGGCATGCATCGACACCAAAGCCTGGAGAAGGAATCAGTCACGCTGACAAGTACTTCCCTATAAGTAGAGAAATTTTTAGAAAAGCATGTGACCACATGGGAATAGAAAGAGATTAAAATGACAGATAAATTAAATCCTTGGATATATAACGCAGAAGTTAAAAAAGTAATTGATGGCGATACGTTTGATATTGTTATTGATCTTGGTTTTGATACCTTAAAAAAAGGTAGAGTTCGTCTTTACGGTGTCAACACTCCGGAGAGTCGTACTTCTAATGTAGAAGAAAAAAAGATGGGCTTAGCTGCAAAAGAATTTACCGATCAATGGTTGTCTTCTGCAAATCACAAGGTTAAGATAGAGACAATTATTGACAAGAATGAAAAGTATGGCAGAGTCCTTGCTAGAGTTTGGAACGAAGCAGGCGAATGCCTTAACGAAGCTATAGTAAAATCTGGTTTAGCTAGAGAATACTTTGGTGTAGGCGACAAAACATTTACTGAGTTTAAGAAAGATAAATAGTGCAAACATTTCTACCATATGCAGATTTTGTTGAGTCTGTAAAAGTTTTGGATTATCGTCGGCTAGGAAAACAACGTGTTGAGACTTTTCAGGTCTTAAATATATTGCTTGATAGAACACCAACAAAAGGTTGGCGCAATCACCCAGTTACAAAAATGTGGACAGGTTATGAAGAAGCTCTCAAGCTGTATCAGAACTATACTATTCTAGAATGGATAGATAGAGGATATAAAAACACAATGAAGTTTGAAGATATAGATCATTCTTCTATCATATATCCAATATGGTTTGGCGAAGACGTGTTTCATCGTTCGCATAGATCTAATCTTCTCAGAAAAGATTATGAATATTATTCTCAGCATTTTGATGAACCATCAGACATAGATTATCATTGGCCAGTATGAGTATTACAGTATATTTAGCTGGAGCCATGGATTATGTCGGAGACTATGCCACTGGTTGGCGCAAAGAAGCAGCATTTCTTTTAGAACAAAGAGGCTACAATACATTAGACCCAACCTCTATACCAGAAGGGGATGATATGTCCCCAGAAGAAAAAGTTCAAAAAAATCTGTTTATGCAGAAGAGATCAGATATCCTTCTGGTAGAATATATGCTAGAAGATAGAGCTTACATAGGAACTGACTTTGAAATGGCTTGGGCTAAGATGCACAACCAACCATGTATAGTTATGTGTTCTAATCAGAATAAAGATCGTCCGTATATGAAATATATGGCCACAAAGCTTGCGGAAAACCTGCAAGATGCTATAGAATATATAGCAGTACACTATCCAAACAAATAACCAAAAGGAAAACAAAATGTCAGATAATAAGTTCAAGTACTTTGCTGTTACTACAACTACCCTAGTTAAGGCTAACAACAAAGCAGACGCACAGAAGGTAGCCATGGGTCGTCGCAATACAGATGGCGAGCTTTTGTTCAAGTCAACAGACATTGAGCGTATTTCATCCGTAGAAGCTCGTGAGCAAATCGAAGAGCTTACAGCCTAATAGCTGATAATCAATATCAAGTTTTGGGGGGACCACTATTCGTGGTCTCCCCAGTTTGATTGAAGAGGTATTTATGATAATTGCACAAATGGTAGGAAAAAACGAATCATCAAGATTCTTAGAAGATGTTTTGTCTAGATTGTCAAAACAGGTAGATAAAATTGTTTTTACAGACGATTGCTCTGATGACAATACAGCAGAGATAGCTGGAAAATACGCAGAAGTATTCTCCACTAAAGAAACAATGTTCACAAAGCACGAAGGGCACTTAAGATCCATTGCATGGTCGCATCTTGAAAAGATTGCAAAGCCAAATGATTGGATTGTAGCTATTGATTGTGACGAGATGCTATATCATGAAGATGGAGTAGGACTTAGAGACGTCCTTAAGCAATCAGCTTATGACGTAGTCAATGTTCGTTTTTATCACATGTGGAATGAAACTCAATATAGAGTAGACAAGTTGTGGGCACCAAATAATAGTTCTAGAATTTTTAGATTCCAATCTGGAGGAACTTTCTTTGATAGAAAACTTGCTTGTGGTTCTGAGCCAACTTATGTTGTAGATCTTATAAGAAGAAAAAATTATTGGGTCCACTCAGGCTTAATGATGAAACACTTGGGCTACGAAAGAGATGAAGATAAAATAGCCAAACACGAAAGATACATGTCTCTTGATAAAGGTGAGTTTCACAACATAAGCCACATTGAATCTATTGTCGATCCTAATCCCGTACTATTGAGTTGGAACATTAATGAAAACCTATAACACAAAACAAACAATAATAAAAGTAACAGATCTTCTAGAGAAGAAGAAGCGTTTTGCATTTGTAACATATACAAGATCAGCTTTTTTCTCTGTACTAGGAGACATCAAGGGCGACAAGAAGCCACCAAAGCAGTTTGTTCAATCTACGCTAAGAGGGCTAACTCTTACAGATAGCAACTATATTGCAGCCGCACAGTTAGATTTTATTGAGTCTCACGGTTCAAAGTTTGGCAAGGTAGGAATCGCTGACAAAACATTCTATGATGCAGGCTTCTTGGAAACATACATTAACGATAAATACGATGTATTTAAAACCTTTATGCAGTATTATTTTAAACATAATAAAGTACTCGTAGTTTCTTTCCAGCACCAGTCCAATATTGGAAAGTTCTTTTCAAGAGACTCTGCTTTTATTGTTGTTCCCTATAATGATTTCTATGACAAACTAGATTCTGTTGTTGCACAGATTCGTGAGTTTGAAGGAGAGTATGATACAGTAGTTCTTGACTGTCCTATGTTAAGCTCTGCTCTAGCTCCAAAGATTTGGGAAAGCACCAAGATGTCAATTTTAGACATTGGCAAGACATTAACTGTAGCAAGAGCAGCTGATAGAAATCGATAGGTAGAAGTTGAAGAAGTGGGACCATACTCAAGACGATGATGAGTTTCTCACAGATCTTTTGTTTGAAAGTTCATTGTCTTTAATTGACATTGCTAAAGAGTTAAACATAAATGTAAATCAATTAAACAAAAGAATAAATCAACTTGGTCTTTCTTGGATTAAGGAAAGACATAAAAAAATGTCAAGAGGTCAGACGGCTCTAACTTTAGCTATGAAAAAACTTCTACCTGGTGAGAACATAATAAATGAACACCACATAGGAGACAGACTAAAGTTAGACGTCTACTGCCCTAGCTATAAAATAGCAGCAGAGTACCATGGAAGACAGCACTTTTATTACACGCAAAGATTTTTTGACACAAAGTATGACTTTGAAGAAGCGCAAAAAAGAGACCTTAAAAAAATTGAACGCTGCAAAGAATTAGGCATAGCTCTTATTGTATTTAGGTACAACGATAAGTTGACTGAACAATCTGTTTATGATAGAATCATAGAAGCAATTAGAACCACTGATGTTGTTCAAAAAGAAAATAAAAAAAGAAGCATAACTGAAAACTCAGCTTACGTATCTGCAAAAAAAAGAAATGCAGAGATGAGAAAAGCTTATTACAAAAAGATGAAAGATAAGAAAAAAAATGACCAATGATGACAACACAGAAGAAGTTGTTAAAGAATTTCCTGTTGAGTATCAGATATTTGCTCTCTGCCTAAGACAGGAGGGGTCAGTATCATACTTTGATGCAAACCTCCCAGAAGACATTGTTGGAACCATACATGGTCAAACAGGAATAAATGAATTCTATAGAGCAATCATTGGATACCACCATGCAACTAAGTTAGAACTTGTTGACCCAGTTGCTTTTAAAGTATGGCTAGAATCAGAGACTGATATATACTCAGCTTTAGGTGGAACATCAGGAGTGGACACAATGATGGACATTCTTATGTCGATTAATCTTTCTACACCTGATTCAATAACTAAGATTATAAAACACAAAGCAAATAAAAGAAAGCAATTGGATTATCTCCAAGAGCTGCAGATTCTAATCACTCAAAAGGGAGAAAAGAACCCTAAAGATCTTGCTAGAATTTCTCAGATCACTTCTGAAATAAAAGACTTAGAAGGCGAGCTCAATTACAATCCGCTAGACAGCGTCAGTACTGCTAATGATATTTCCAAAAGAGCAGAAGAGCTATTGGAGATACCAAACTTTCTTCCCACTCAATACAAGTCCTTAAACAGAGCCATGGGCTACACAGACGATGGTGGATTCTTTAAGGGCGCTGTGCATGCAATCATTGCACCATCCGGAAAAGGAAAGAGTACCTTCGCTAAGTGTCTGGTCAATAACTGGGCAGACCAGGGCTATAGGGTTCTATATGTCAATTTTGAAGAAGCTATTTCTCACTGGGAAAGAGTCTTAATGACTCAGATCATAGGCAAGAATGTGTATAAAGAATCTGTTAATTGGACACAAGAGCAAAAAGAATATAACTTAAAACTATTTAAAGGCAAGCTTGAAGAGTGGGGAGATAGGTTCATGGTTAGACATGACCCAGAGACTCCTTACTTTGAAGACCTAGAAAGATGGTTAAGAGACATAACAGGAAACAATGAGAGACTTCCTGACGTAGTTGTCATAGACACTATTCAGTCTATGTTTACTAGAGGCGGCAAGGGCAAGCCTAGATGGGGAGAGTTTGAAGAGATGATGGTTCGTTTAGAAAAGCTTGCAAGAGACATGAACTGTGTGCTAATTATAACTGCTCAAGAGAATTCTAATAGAATGAAAGAAAAAAGAGAAGTCGTTCAGCAGTCTGACACTGGTGGATCATTAGCCATTCAACAAAAATGTGCTGTCACTATATTTATCACTGAGAAAAAATTAATGTCTGGAGATGACTCCGAAGACGAAAATATAATGCAGCTTCAAATACCAAAGAATAGAATCACTGGATCCACTTTTGTTTATGACTCTCCTCTTGTTCGATATGTTGACGAAAGAAAAACATATGAAGAATACGAAGCTATTACAGAAAAAGATTACAATAAGGATGTTGACTTTGACGTTGACAGTTTAGTAGAGCAAATGAAGGTTATATAAAATGGACAAAATAACAGTTAAACAATTAAAAGATTTTCAAGTATGTGCACGACTATACGACTATAGATATAATGAAAAGCTCCCAGAAAAAATAGGAAGCAGAGATATATATTCTCAAAGATTTGAAAATACATTAAAAAGTGTAGTCAACTTCTATTTTTATAAGAAGCAATCAGGAGCAGCTCCTTCGTATTCTTCTCTGCTAAATAGATGGGAGAAGTTATGGTATCCAAAGGATACAACCGCATACGACATTGCTCATGAGCAGCATGAAAGCGTCTATGGAAACAATGCTAGCTTAACCAGCAAAGCAGCTGCAGCACTATTGGGTGTATCAGAAAACTTTTCCGATACTTCAATAATACCAATAGCAATAGAAGAAGATTTTTTTATTCCCATAAATGAATCAATAGCAATTCATGACAAGTTTGATCTAATCTACTTTAAAGATGGAAAAATATATGTTCTTAAATGGGTATTCAATATTAAGTTCAAAAAAGAGTATCTGTATACACAAGACTTTGCCGTATTAAACATGGGATACTGGAGCAAATATGGTCTTAAAATTAAAAACACAGACTTTGGATATTATGATTTGCTGAATCCTAAACCAAACTTTACTCAGTTTGAAACAAAAAAAGAAGATATAGAAACAATAAAAGCTTGGTGCGATTCTATGTCAAGTGACAAACTCTTTCTCCCCAAGAGAGGGTTAATATCGTACTGCGCATCGTGTCCTTTTGATTCACCATGTTCTAAATGGAATATAAACTCTAAAAAAGAAAGCCAAAAAAATGCCTAGAAATATACTAGACGAAATATTGTCAGAGAAATCTAAATTTATTTTTAAAAATGACGAAGACAAAATACTAAAACCAATTTTAACGGAAATAGATTATATATTTGATGAGAGCATTAAGTCTTTTGTCAGATCAATTCTTCTAAGATCTAAAAGTTTTTGGACTATTCCTTCTAGTTTTTCTGGAAAGTATCATCCTATGGACGAACACAACGAAGGTGGCAACTTATTACACACTCAAAGAGTGGTGCGAGCAGCAAAGATCATGTGTGAATCCTACTCTTTAGGGAGAGAAGATACTGACATAGTTTTAGCAGCATGCCTGCTACACGATGTAACAAAGGGGATTATGCTAGAGGGAGAAGAATCTTTTCATTATGACCCAATGCATCCCTATACGGTCGGAAGACTAGTTAAAAAGTGTCAAGAAGATGATGTTAAGTTCGCTTCTGATTCACAATCTTCTACAGTTTTTCTAGCAGAAGATATTGTTCAGTCTATTCTTAGATTAGTTAGATGCCACTTGGGTCCTTGGTCTCCGGTTCCAGAAACAATACCAATTACTTACATGGACATGATTGTTCACATGGCAGACAACTTAGCTTCCAAGGTTCACTATATAATTGATGGAGATAATATAGTAAAAGAAAGATGGATACTTAATAAAGATGAATGAACAAGATGAACGCTTGTTAAAAAGATTTACAGCTATTAAAAAAATAGAATATTTCATAGAAGAGTCTGTATACTATAGGACTCACTCAGAAGATATTTCTGGTCTTGATAAAAAAATATTATGGAACGATCAACTCAATATAAACTCAACAAAATTGTATGAAGATAGAAGCTGAAGAAAACAAATTCCTTTCACAATGGAAATACTACGAGGTCGCAAGACACGTACCTAATTTAAATAGAGTTATTAGAGATAAAAAGAATAACGCTCCCTTGATGCTAACGCAACAAGAGGTTGTTGAATACTCAAATACAAATAATAACACAGGAATATATACGTCCGTATTTGCATATAATTCTCAAGAAATAGATTCAGCTGTTAGATTTGGCCCTCTTTACTTTGACCTAGATAGCTCTGATTTAGAGCTCGCTAAAAAAGAAACTATTCTTCTTTATGAGGAGCTAAACAAATACGTGCCAAGTGAATCGATCTTAGTGTTTTTTACTGGTAAAAAAGGTTTTCATATTGAGTGTGAGCCAACTGCTATTGGAATCAATCCTAGTAACGATTTAGCAAAAATTTATAGATACATAGCAACTGATATAAAGAATAGGTTATCTCTTCAAACATTAGACTTTAGTGTTTATGATCCAAGAAGAATGTGGAGATACCCTAACTCTCAGCATCAATCAACTGGACTTTATAAAGTTCTATTAAACCCATGCAATACTGAAAATCTATTGTTTAAAGACACTAAAGAAATAACGGAGTACGCCTCCAAGCCCCAGTCTTTAGATGTGTGTGATCAGCCATTTAGTTATAAAGCTAATGAGTGGTATAGAAACTATACATACTTGATAGAAGAAGACTCTAAAAGAAAAGATGATCCGTTAGAGTATTTTAACAAGTATGGCTCAACAGCATTTAAGAATGTCGCTGAAACAAAAAAGGTATTTGACAAGAGAATGCTTCTGTCTAAATGCTCAGCAGTAGGAAGACTATATGAGCAAGCTAAATCTAAACACTTTCTTGAGCATGAAGCTAGATTGTTTTTGTGTTCGGTTTTAACTTACACAGAAGATTCAATTAAATTTCTTCACGAAATACTTAGCAATTGTGAAGACTACAATTTTGAAAAGTCGTCCGCTCATATTAATGATTGGATAAAAAGAAGACAAATGGGTATTGGTGGAAGACCATACACTTGTGAAAGAGCTAACTCTGTTGGAGTTGGATGCGGGGCATGCTCTTTAGATCAAAAAAATAAATGGGTCAAAGTAGGAAATCGATATATAGAGACTCAAGAGAAGTCTTCTCCTTCTCCTATTAGATTCGCCTACAGAAGCATGAAAGAAGATGAGGACAATGGTAAATAATCCGGATGACGTAATTGGTGTTTGTTCTGAATGTAAGTCAGATCAACCAATGAAATATATGGAAAGTAATCTATTCGCACAAAATGGAACAGCGGTTCCATGCAAATACTGTGGAGGGATTGTGGTAATCACCTATAGGGAGACTAGAGATACTTCACTAAAACAAGCAGACAGAGAACGAGGACTTTAATGAAAAACTGGACAAACCTACACAACCATACAGTGTTCTCAATGCTGGACGGTCACGGTGATGTTCATAAGTATCTAGAAAGAGCAAAGAGCCTTGGAATGATGGGCCTTGCTACAACAGACCATGGGAATATTCACTCTTGGCTTGACTTTTATGATGCTGGTAAAGCCGCTGGCGTAAAACCAATTCTTGGATCAGAGTTTTATCAAGCACGTAAGACTAGATTTGATAGAGATGAAGAAGAAAGATCTGGTCCAGCCAAAAATGAATGGGAACAAAGAGGACCATATCATATAACTATCCTAGCTAAAAATAATATTGGATACCATAACATTATTAAAATGTCTTCAAAGTCCTTTGTAGATGGGTATTATGGTAAGCCTAGAATAGATCACGATCTTATATCTCAGCATAGTGAGGGAATCATTGTCTTATCTGGCTGCCTCAACGGTGAAATATCCCAAGCTCTTTTAAGAAATGATTTCAATTTTGCACTAGAGTCGGCTAAGAAAATGCAGGACATAGTAGGAAAAGAAAACTACTTTATCGAAATGCAAGACCACGGTTTGCCAGAACAAAGAAAAATTGCAAGCCAGCTAATAGAGATTGCAACAAAAATAGGAGCAAAGATAGTTCCAACTGGAGACTGCCATTACGTGCATAGAGCAGATGCTCAAGCTCATGACGTCATGTTATGTGTTGCAACTAACTCTACTGTAAATAATCCAGATAGATTTTCTTTTTCCGTTGATGAATTTTATCTTCAGTCTTATGAAGATATGTCCAGAACTTTTTCTGAAGACTGGTTAAAAAACACCATGATAGTCAACGACATGGTTGACATAGATCTTTCTTTTGGTCAAATACATTTTCCTAACTTCCCAATACCAACTAACGAACCATCTGTTGACTACTTTGAAAGACTAGCTTGGGATGGTTTAAAGAAAAAATATGGAGACCCATTACCTTTTGAAATAATGGAAAGAGCTAACCATGAACTAAAAGTAGTAAAAGAAATGGGCTTTCCAGAATACTTCTTAGTTGTTTCTGACCTAGTTAGATGGGCGAAGTCTAATGACATTAGAGTTGGATGGGGTAGAGGTTCTGCAGCAGGCAGTGTTCTGTCATATGCATTTGATATTACAAACTTAGACCCAATTAGATTTGGACTGATGTTTGAAAGATTTCTTGTTGAAGGCAGAAAATCCATGCCCGACATTGACTTAGACTTTGATGATAGACACAGAGACAAGGTGATTGATTATGCAAGAAACAAATATGGCAGCGACAGAGTGGCTCACATCTGTACGTTCAACAGAACAGGCGCAAGACAATCAATTAGAGACGCAGCGAGAGCTTTAGGTTACGATTTCATAACTGGAGACAAGGTGGCAAAATTAGTTCCACCGCCTGTCTTGGGCGTTTCAAAAAATCTTACAGAGTGTATGGAAGTAGATGATTTTAAAAAAGAATACAGTTCCAACTCTGAATCAAAAAAAATAGTTGACACAGCATTTGGCTTAGAGGGGCTAGTTAGACAAACAGGCATCCACGCTGCAGGCATAGTAATATCAAAAGGACCCCTTACAGACTACCTTCCAATTATGCAGAAGGGTCAAGACAACCCAGTGGTAACACAATGGGATATGGGACGAGTAGAACAGTGTGGACTTCTTAAGATTGACTTCCTTGGACTAAGAAACCTTGGTGTGATAGACCAATGTGTAAAGCTTGTTTCTAAAACAAGATCCATAGAAATAGAAGTTGATAAAATACCTTTAGACGATAAGGCTACCTATGATGAATTGGGCAAAGGAAATGCCATAGGTGTTTTTCAGCTTGAGTCTAGTGGAATGCGTGAGCTAATGGTGCAAATGCAACCACAAAATATAGAAGACATCATGGCATTGATATCTTTGTATCGACCAGGCCCAATGGGTTCTGGAATGGACAAGCTGTACATAGATAGAAAGCATGGCAGATCTAAAATTACATATGACCACCAGAAGATGGAAAAAGTATTGGGACCATCATTGGGAATTATGTTATACCAAGAAGATGTACTGGGTGTCTCAAGAGAGCTAGCTGGATTTTCTTCTGCTGAAGCTGACGATCTTCGTAAAGCAATCGGCAAAAAACAAATGGACAAGATTTCTTTGTTTAGAGAAAAGTTTGTGAAAGGATGCGTAGAACATTCTTCACTGCAAGAGGATAGAGCAAATAAAATTTATTCAGACATCGAATACTTCGGTGGTTACGGATTCAACAGAGCACACGCAGCTAGCTATGCAATGATTTCATATGTCACAGCTTATTTAAAAACAAATTATACAGTTGAGTACATGGCAGCTTTGATGAGTTCAGTTGTAGGCAATAAGGATAAACAATCTCTCTATCTTGCTGATTGCAGAAAGAGAGGAATTAAAGTTGTTCCACCTTCTATTAACTGGTCGCAAGAAGACTTTGGCGTAATAGATGAAAAGACAATCATATTTGGATTAGCTGCAGTAAACGGAATAGGCTACGCTGTTTCAGATGCCATAATATCTAGTAGACACCATGGTGCTCCATATACATCAATGCACGACTTCTTTAGAAGAACAAGCCCAGCCGTTTTAAAGAAGGGTACATTAGAACACCTTACTAAAGCAGGGGCTTTTGATGAGCTAATTGAATCAGTCTTAGACAATGATTTTGGAAGAAGAACAGAGCTTAGCATCTTGGAGCAAGAGAAAGAGGAGTTGGGACTTTACGTTTCTAAGAATCCAGTAGATGGCATATGGGACTTGCTATCAGATCATATATCTCATGAGATTATTGAAACATCAGAAATGCCAGCGTCCTCAAGAGTAATGATTGCAGGAATTATATCTGGAGCAAAAAAGCTTATAACTAAAAAGGGCGCAAAGATGTTTAAGTTTAATCTTCAAGACATATCTTCTGATATTGAAGTCTTAGTGTTTCCTAGAGAAGCTAAAAATTATCCAGACAATTTCTTTACTGATGGAGAGGTTGTTAAAATAACTGGATCTGTTTCTAAAGATGGAGATGAAGAAAATGCAGTGAGCAAAATAGTTCTAAATGCATGCGAAAAACTAGATCTCTCTACATTTGCTGGTGGTAAACCTATATATTTAAAATCTAAAAAAACAATAACAGAAGTTTATTTAAATAAAATAAATGATATAATTGATTCTACAAAAGGTGGATCTTATGTTTTTGTCGAAATAGAAGATGGAACAAAGACATTTAAATTCAAGTTTAATAACACAACTTCAATTACTGTAAAAGAAAAGCTAGAAGAACTAATCAAGGAGATGCAGTGACTATTAAAGGAACATATAAAAATCCTACAGAAAATCCATGTTGGGTATTTTGCCCATCGTGCAATAGGTGTCAGGACAAAGGAAGATACACAAAGTGCAATGGTTGTTCCGGACGATTTGATCCCGAAGGAATAACCGATCCAGATATAGATGATTACTGTGATTGCAAAAATGGAAACCTTAGATGGAAGACCAAGCAAGGCAAGCTTCTTATGACAAGATTTAAAACAAATCCATTTAAAGGAACAGTAAAGTACGAAAAAAAATCAGAGGATGAAAGAGATTGGGACTCATATGTAGCTGACATGAGAGAGAAGCTTGATAACCCAACTTGGAATCCAATTACCATAGTAGACGAGGATTAATATGATAAAGAATGAAGCTGGACGTGTAGTCCTAAATAATATAAACCTTATTGAATACCAGCAAGATCAAGTATTGGATGGAAAATACTTTATTCAAGTTGGAGTAGTGGGGCTTTATTGTTCTCACAAAGAGTTAAAGGACTTATATACAGTTCTCAATTACTATTCCCATATAGAAGATTTTGCAGAGTGCAACATCAAAATAGGAGACGAGAATGTGGCCATACGTTGAAGATGATCATATGGAGATTGGAAACTCGGGATGGATTCCTGTAGGGGAAGGTCTATTTAAGAACATAAAAACAGGAGAAATTATTGACGAAACAGGCGTTGAGTATGACGCAAATGGAAACGTCATAGAGCAAGAGGATGAATGAGTTTAGAAATAAAAAGAATTGAAGACATAGACGACTTCACTAAGTTAACACTTAGCGAATTTAGTTACTCAAGAATAGACACATATGAGATGTGTCCTTCTAAGTATTTCTTTTCTTACATCAAAAAAGAACCAAGACAGTTTAATGGTCCAGCCATACTTGGAAATATAGTACATGAGGTATTGGAGAACACGGTATCCGCCGAAGAAGTTTTGGATCTAGAAGACATGCATAACAAGTATGTTCAGAGCATAGACTCATATGATCCCAACAAGTCTCTTTCTGAAGATCTTCTTAATGTAGGTGCAGAAATAATAGATGAATTTTTTGATTTAAACAAAGATAAGACCTTTGATGTATATGGAAAAGAAATTGGATTTAACTTTGTGTTAGGCAATTATTCTATTATTGGATTCATAGACAGAATAGATGTCATTGATGACAATGTTTTTATTGTTGACTATAAGACAGGCAAAAGAGAAGTGGCAGCAAAAGACGTGTCAACCAATTTGCAGATGGGCATCTATGCGTTGGCAGCTAGTGTTATGTTTCCTGGAAAAACAATTACAGCTGCTCTTCATTACCTGAGAACAAATCGACTAAAGGCACACACCTATTCTGAGGAAGACTTGGAAGCAATTAAACAAAAGCTTGTAGAAAGAATTTTAGTAATTTTAGAAGACCAAAATTTTTCCCCTACTATGAACGAAAGAATATGTTCTTTCTGTGACCACTCACAAAGTGGTGCCTGTGGTGTCGGAGCCGTAAGACTAAAAAAGTTTAGAAGATAGACACATAGAAAAAACCCCAGGGAATTAACCCTGGGGTTTTTTTGTTATTAACTATTAAATATTAAATCAGAACTGATCTACTGGATTAAGTTCTGAGGAAGCTACCAGATCAAAGTCTGATTCAACAACGATTTTTACTGCGTCGTTGTGGTCAAAACCAAGGGCACTAAGGTCCTCGATTACTGTCTCATTGATGGTCTGGCTGATGCTGTTGATGATTGTGTTTAATGTATTCATGATAGATACTCTATCACCTTTCTGCCTTGGTGGCAACTTTTTTGTGGTTATTTTTGTTTTTACTTTGAATATAAAGTATAATATATGTATGTTTGACGTCGATAAGGATAACACCATGAATACAGAAGTAACAACTCCTGAGCAATATTTTTTTTCGAGATCCAGGAAAAGGTCTCATCCTAATTTTAAAAAAATGATAGCAGAGGCAATTGATAGAATTGTTTTAAAAGAAGACAACAAAAGCTCTAGGGGTAATGCGTACAAGCATACCAAGTCCGGCTACAGAGAAGATCTCGGAATTGTCCTTAGATCAAATTGGGAAGCAAATGTGGCCAGGATATACAATGCCTACAGTATTGAATTTGAATTTGAACCAAAGATATTTACGTTTCCAATCAAAAGGGGAACAAAAGGTTACACTCCAGACTTTTATCTTCCTAAGCACGATGAGTGGCTAGAGGTAAAAGGCTACTTAGATGATAAAAGTAAAATAAAACTTAAAAGATTTAAAAGGTATTATCCAGAAGAGTTTGCAAAGATGACTTTTGTTTGCAGTAAGTACTCAAGCAATGCAAAGAACTTTGCGGAAGAGATAGGGATTCCGCAAGTTGTTTACTACGAAGATATTAGAAATTATTATATGGACAAGATTCCATATTGGGAAGGAAAGTAGTTATGTCTAGCTACAAAGAACAATATTACAGTTTAGAAGAAAACGAAATGCAAGATCTAATTGCTAGAGCAAAAAAGGGATCTGCAAAATCACAAGAAGAGTTATTGAAAGTTTTTAATAACTTCCTAACCAAGTATGTTAGCATGCTCTTCTACCGGAAAATATAGTTACAACGATTATGACATTAGAAGGTTTATATCATTATTTGTTAAAGATAACTTTGTTAGATTTGCGCTTATGAAAAATAAACTAAATTCAGCAGGATTTAAACATGTAAACGAATGTATGCGACGGAATTAATTATATGACAAAAAGATACTGCTCTGAAGAAGATGTTAGGCAGACAGTTAATTTAACGTTCCTTCAGTGTGTTCAAAGGTATGAAAGAAGAGATTCGGAGAAGGGTCCAATTCCATTTAGTGCCTTCCTGTACAGCTATTTCTTCTACTTACTAAAAAAGAATGTTGATACATTCTTGATAGACCAATTGGGCAGAAAGTCATTCCCCCTTTATAATGAAAGTAATAGTGGAGACGAGGGATCTGACCAACAAGAGGGCTTTAATGTTGATACAATAGAGCATGCAGTTACAGATTTAATATTTGCAGGAAACGTAGATGAATTTTGGGTATTGGGAGAAAATACTCAACCTCCATTTGATCAACTCTCTGTTCAAGAAAGACAATTAATTAAGTGGAAATATGTAGACGGAAAGAAATCTTCTGATATAGCTGCTAAAATTACAGAGCACCCAAATACAGTTCGAGAACATATCAGCAAAGTAAAAATAAAACTTAAAGATATACTACTATCAGACGGAATGGAAGAGTTCTTGCTGTTAACAAATATAGAAAGAAAATAAATTGGAAGACAACTACAGTATTTTAAATGGTTTGTATAACTTTTTAAATCCACAACTAAAAGAAATAGTGCAGGCTTTTTCTAAGCCAGAAGATTTAGATAAATACTTTATAGAAATACCTGATGTTAATTATATAGACTTAACGATACACGACCTGGCGTCGCTTGTTGCAAGATCATCCAATGTCTACAGTAGGGTAGCAAGATTTGCGGGCATAGCAAGAGCTCAAAGAAAGCTTCTAGAAGGAAAATACAAGAGAGTATATAAGGCTAATCGTTTTGGAAAGAACGAAGCAGAGCGTGAAGCTACTGCTATAGCAGCAGCAGAAAAAGAATACGAAGCTCTTACTGCGGTAGAAGCTGTTGTCGAGTTAGCTGAATCTATGGAGTCAGCTGCCAGAGTATCTTCTGAATCAGCAAGAAAACTAATGGATAAGGTTCAGTCTATGCAGGTAGCAAGCAGCAGAGAAGACAAAGGGTATTATTCAGAAAAAGATTACAATACGTTTTAGGAAAATATGTATATAGGTCATTATAAATCAGTAAATTCAAGTCAAGAATTCTTTTCTTCAGTAAGAAAAGGTTTAGATTTTCCAACTCAAGTGGAATACAAGGGAGATAGATATCTTCTCCAAACCACATACTCAGCTGCCTCTACATCCATGCAAAAGAGTATCGCTGCTAGAGCAGACGAACTAGGTATACCTAGAGATATTAATGTAGACTAATATGAATATAGAAGTTTTTTGCGACGGAGCCTCAAGAGGTCAAGGACAAAAAAAGGTTGGAGAAGCTTCTTGTGCTGCAGTAGTATATAAAAACAGAAGAAAAGTTGCACAGTTTGCTAGAGGCTTAGGGCAGAGAACAAATAATGAAGCAGAGTATGAAGCTGTTATAGCAGCTTTGCTAATGTGTTCTATGTCAGATTTTAAAGATCCCATAATATACACAGACTCTGCAGTGATTGCCAATCATATTTCCGGCAAATGGAAGTGTAAGAACGCAGCACTACTGCCTCTTCTTATGACAATTGAAGACATCAAAGAAGAATATCAATTCAGAGTTCTTCAGGTTCCAAGAGCTTTTGTTTGGGAAGCAGACATGTTAGCAAACGAGTTCTTGGATCAATTAAAAGATCGAAAAGCAAACAGTATAGAAAAGTAAACGATAGAATAGAGAGTATGAATATTAATTTTAAACAAGATTATCCAATTATCGTAGGGTTAGCAGGCAAAGCTGGAAGTGGAAAAACTTCAGTTGCTGAGTACATGGTTCCAAAAGGTTCTATAGAAACAACTCTTTATGGAATGAAGTGGGATCATATCTTCTACGCACTTCCACTCTATGAGATGTCCTCTATAAAGAGATCAATAAGAGGCTTCAACCAAGAGTCTAGACAAATGTATGCTATCCATGATGCGCTATATGAAATATATGGAAGAAGCCCCATAGGAACAATACCAGACTACAATACTTTTGTTTCAAAGGTAAAACAAATACACAGCCTCCCAATAGAGGAAGAAGGTGTAAAGCCTAGATCGTTTCTTCAAAAGGCTGGCGACGTCTGCAGAGACGGTTATGAGGACTGTTTCTCTGAGTGGGCAATAACTAAATCCATAAGACTGTATAGTTCCTATAGAAAGAATTTAAATGACGAGGAAGATGAGCTTCCATTTGTTGTTTTTATTTCTGACGTAAGATTTGTTAATGAAGCTCAAAAGATATTAGATCAACCAAATGGAATCGTAATTTGCTTTGAGGCCGAAGAAGAAACTCTAAATGATAGAATTTTAAAAAGAGATGGAAGATTGATGAACAGCGATCAAAAAAATCATATATCAGAACAGCAGATTGAAACAATAAAATCAATGGCTACTTTTGTTATACCAACAGATAATATGACAATAGAAGAACAAGCTCAGGCAACACTAAAACATCTTGGTATACTAAAGGAGTCCCATGCCTAAGGTATCCAAAAACGCATTTGAACAATCAACAGACTCTCCAATAGAACAGGTAGTAAATTTAATGGCACAAGAAATATCAATCTCTACAAACCCAGTATTTATTTGTGGAGTAAACAGAAAAATAAATATAGGAAACTTTGAAAACATAGACGTCTACGCTGGGATTACCATCCCGCTAACTGGCATTGATCCGTCTGACAGAGAAGCTCTTTCTGAGGCAATTCAAGCTGCAGCAGCAGACGGTTTTGCCATGGTCTCAAGAGAGACTGGGGAAAGATATACTTTAATTAAAGAGTCCCAGCAAGGAAAATAATTATTTTGGGTTGCTTTTTTGATAAAAGTAATGTATTATAATTATTGAATTAATTCAACTATTAACTAAGAGGTTAAAATGATTAACAAGCTAGCAAAGAAAGTCACCTCATTCTTGGTGGGTTTCAAGAAAAAGAATGCAAAGTCCGTTCAGGATTCTGTCATCAATACAGTTATTGACAAGGTTACCGAAGATATCACTGAGGTAGCAGCAGTAGCAGAAAAGGCAGTAGAAAATGTCTTGGAAGTTGCAGCTGAAGAAACCAAGAAGGTAACAAAGGTTGTGGAAACCAAGGTTCCAAAGGCCCCCAAAAAGGCTGCTACTGAGCCAAAGAAGGCAGCAGCTAAACCTAAGGGTAGACCAAAGAAAGATCCACAGTAATCTTCAGATATTAAAGGGTTCTCTTAGATTTAAAAGTTTAAGGGAACCCTTTTTCTGTTACTATATACCTTATGTCATACGCTCAATACAGAAGATTAATTAAAAATAATTGGTCAAACAAAGAGTCTAATAAGCCTCAAGAATCTGATGAGCAGGAAGAAACTTTACCAGCAGAAGAAGAATAATAATGGTAATGAAAAAAGTAGTTGGAATTAGTGGCTTTAAATATGCTACTAAACCCAAGATGGGTACAAGTAATGTGTTTAATGGTTTATTTTTAAGCGCATATGGCGAAAAGAAAATAGCAAAAAGTTTCAAAAAAGAACAAACTAAAATGAAAGGCAAAAGCAAAAATGGCAAAAGCAAAAAAGGCAAAAAGTAGTTCAGCTCCAAAAGGCGCAGCTGCTCCAAAATTAACACCAGGCTTTATGTATGGCACAATGCCAAACGCATCTGCTCCAAAAGCTGCTACAGGTAAAAAGAAAAAGTAACAATGGCTACGCCTAAGGACTCCAGGCTTAAGAAGGCTGGGGTAAGTGGATATAACCAACCTAAGAGGACACCAAGTCACCCAAAGAAGTCACACGTAGTGGTGGCAAAGCAAGGTTCAAAGGTGAAAACAATTAGATTTGGCCAACAAGGCGTTTCTGGCTCACCCAAAAAAGAGGGTGAGTCAAAGTCTTATGCTGCAAGAAGAAAATCTTTCCAAGCACGACATGCTAAGAACATAGGCAAAGGTCCTATGTCAGCAGCATATTGGGCCAATAAGGTCAAGTGGTAATATGGAAGCTGTTTTTGTAGCCCTTATAGCAGCAGTAGGTGGTATCCTAGCAGCGCTTGTACAAAAGGGTCGTAAAGAAAACAAGGACGACCACAACGTGGTCGCCAACTTGCTAATTGACGTGAAAGATGATATCATTCATCTTCATAAAAAGATAGATCATGTAGATGATCAAGTCGATAAGGTCGATGACAAAATAGATATGCATATTAAATGGCATCGGGAAACAAAAAAAATAATACTAGTATTAAACAAGGAGAAAATAATGGCTAAGAAAATGTCAGCAAAAGGCGGTAAGGGAGTTTCAGCTCCAGAACCAACAGTAAGTGCCGGTCAGGCAAAACAGGGTATTCGCCCAATCAAAAATACAAAGGGTCAGAATATTGAGAAGAAGGGTGCATCAGCTCCAAAGCCTGCAGCCTCGACTGGTCAGATGAAGATCGCAAAGCGCCCAATTAAGAACACCAAGGGTAAGGTTATCGGCTGATAATCCTACAACGTAGGTGTTTGATTTAAGTATGGGGGTGGTACTATGATAGGTATCATCCCCATATTATTATCTAAGGAGTAGCATGGCTGCAAAGAAATCAGATAAGAAGTGGATTCAGGGTGCGATCAAAAGACCTGGTGCGTTCACTGCCAAGGCCAAAAAGGCAGGTAAATCTGTCTCTGGTATGGCAGCTGCCGTTACCAAGAATCCAGGTAAGTACAGCAAGTTGACTGTGCAGCAAGCTAATCTTGCAAAGACATTAAAAAAGATTAATAAAAAAGGTAAGTAAAATGGCAGCAAAGAAACCAAAGAGTTCTGTTTACAATAACGCTAATAAGAATCTAGACAGAACCATGGATGGATCAAAGTCTGTACCCAAGACTAAAAAGGGTGCGTACGAAGATGCAACCAAAAAAACTTTTAGCACCAAAACAAAAACATCAAAAAAGAAGTAGGAAATTATTATGGCTATGAACAAACCATCCGCAAAAAAAATGGCAGGAAAGCCTGCAAAGACAGCACCAAAAGCAGCAGGCATGACAGCTGCTCAGAAGAAGCTTCCACCATTTATTCAGAAAGCTATTGCTGCAAAGAAGTCAGCAAAGAAAAAATAATGGCTAAGGTCAATAAGGCTTCAAAACCTGCCCTCTGGTCTGCTGCTAAGTCTCAGGCTAAGGCAAAGTTTGATGTGTATCCTAGCGCCTATGCTAACGCATGGGCTGCTAAGAAGTATAAATCAATGGGTGGAACTTGGAAGACTGTCTCTTCCAAGAAGGCTTCAAAGAAGAAGTAAAATGGCTGGCCCTAAAGGTGTTGGTTTAACTAAATGGTTTGACCAGAAGTGGGTGAACATAGGTGCGCCAAAGAAAAAGGGCAAGTACCAGCCTTGCGGAACGTCTGGAGTTGGTGGTTCAGGATATGCAAAGTGTGTTCCAGTAGCTAAAGCTAAATCAATGTCTCCTGCTCAGAAGAAAAGTGCTGTTCAAAGGAAGAGAAGTTCTGGAACTCCTGAAAAAGGATCAAAGGGACAAGCTCCTAAAAATGTATCAACTTTTGTTAAGTCTAAAAAAAAGAGTAAATAATGTCAGAGGAACAATCCTTTAGTGGCTTTATGCCAATGATTTCCCAAATAAGCATAAGCACAGAAAATACAATGCTGAACACTGAAGGGCAAATAATGAAGGCTCATGAATTTAAAGTTACAACTAGAGATAATGAAGACTATGTTTTTAGTATTGAAAACGTAGATCTTATGAGACTTTATTTTTTAATAATGAAAATTAATAATTCTTAAGGAGAATAAAATGCTACCGAGTAGAGGCGTACAAGATATAGCAAGCTCTGTCATGAGATATGCGGGGACAAGCAGTGGTAGAAAAACAATCGGTGGAGGCTTAGCTGTCGGCGGTGCTGCTGCAGCATTTTACGGATATAGTAGAAATCAAAACAAACCAGGACCCATGTTGATGGGTGGAGCAGCTGCTTCTGTAGCTGGATCAAGCATGCTTGCTAGTCGCATGAGATAAGCTCTTCTTGATTGATATGCAAAATTTAATGTTCTTTTTATTAGTAGGCATCATGTATGCCTCTTTTTTGTTTGGAAGAAAAAAGTAAAACCGCTATAATATATATGTAACCAACAGCAGGGATGTATATGAGCGAAGAAATGTGGACATGGCTATTGTTTGCCATGGAACTTATTGGTGTATATGGAAGTTACACGGTAGGAAATAAAAAATGGTATGGACACTTGATAGTTGCCCTTCATTCTTTTCCATGGGTAATATATTCTATAGTGTTTGATAAGCCAGGATTTTTAGCCATGTGGCTACTATGGCAATGGGTCCACTGGAGAAATATGTTTAGGTGGAGAAAAGATGAAAAGTAACATTAAGGTTTCAGTAATTCTAACTAGTTACAACAACGCTAAGTATGTTGAGAGAGCTATAAAATCAGTTCTAAGTCAGACATATAAAAACTTAGAGCTAATCATAGCTGATGATAATTCTTCTGATCCAGAAGTTATTAATATAATATCCAAGTATTGTTCTCACGAAAATGTTATCTGCTATAACTCAAAAATAGCAGAAGATAATAGACTAAAGACAGCTCGATACGCTACTCAAATTAACACAGTAGGAAGACACATTGCTACTGGAGACTACTTTTTGTATCTAGCAGATGATGACTATTACTACCCGGAAATGGTCGAAAAAATGGTTGAATATGTTGAGAAGACTGGTCATGATGTAGTTTTTTGCGCACAACACATCAGAGATGTTGATGACAATATTGATGGTGGTGGTGTTGAAGGTGCCGGTATTAGATTCTTTAATGAGCCCCTAAAAAGAGGCGCAGACATATTAGATCACAATCAAGTTATGACTTCAAAAAAGTGTTTTGATTCAGTAGGTGGATGGGACGATGGAGCATGGTGTTGGGCTGGTGCAGACGCAGCATTCTTTGATAGATTAGAGAGAGCTGGATATTTATTTTATCCAATAGACTACACACTGCCCCTTCATGCTAAAATGTATAGAGAAAAATCTGTACAATGGAACATGGCAAACAATCTTAATCCAGTTGGAGGAGAAATACAAGAATGAGTACTAATTTTTGGGCCGTAGGAATGGCTCGAGATGAAGGTGATATCATTGATCACACAATGTATCACCTCGCTGCCAATGGAGCAGCAGGCATTATAGTTGCTGATAACCTTTCTAAAGATGACACTAGAGAAAGAATGGAAGAAGCTAAAGAAAATATCGCCAAGTTTAATCCAGAAATTCAAGTCATCATCTTAGAAGATAACGTAGTTCAGTACACACAGTCACAAAAGATGACCAACCTAGCTGCTATGGCTCGTGAAAACGGAGCCAAGTGGGTCATTCCGTTTGATATTGATGAAATTTGGCACTCTCCAGGAAGAACTCTTCAAGATGCTTTTGAAATTTTGTCTGAAGATTCTGTAGATATTTATAGAGTTCTTTATACAAATCATTCGATTACAGAATTTGACGAACCAGCACTATCCCCATTCCATTCCATAAAGTGGAAATGGAACCTCCCAACTAATCATAAAAGTTGTTTTAGATTTAGAAGTGAAGACAAATTTGTAAAGATATCAAATGGTAACCATTTAGTTCAGCATAATGGTTGGGATATTGGAAGAAGTGTAAAAACAGTTTTAGACGATTATGGTCATGATAAGATTGTTTTTGGCCCACAACTATTAGAGATTAGACACTTTCAATGGAGATCGTTGGATCATTTCATGAAAAAGATTCTCAATGCTTACGAAGCCTGTCGTGCTCTAGGTCCTGGGGCAGATTTATATAATGGCGCAGCATGGGCTGAGCATTTTGTAATTTACGAGGCTGATGGAGTAGATGGTTTAGTGAAGTATTTTGAAAACAATATTTTAGTCAAGGGAGATACTGGATCTTTAATATTAGATCCAGCTCCAATTAGGGAGCTTCCAGTATGAACAAAGTGTCACTAGTAGTTATTACGGATGGAAGACAAGCCTGTATAGAAAAAACTATCAATAGGTTTAATCATATAATTGATTTTAATTTTTTTGAAAAGTTAATTATTAATGATTCCGCAGATCCTAGATATCACGAGTTTTTAGTTAAAAGATTTCCAGAGTTTGAAGTTATTTCACATGAAACAAGAAGAGGTTTAGCTGGTGCAGTGCAGTCAGCTTGGGCATCTGTAAGTCGTGAATGCGACTATGTTTTTCATTTAGAAGATGATTTTATTTTTGAAAAATCAATAGACATAAATTATATGGCTTTCTTACTGAGAAAGAATCCACACCTTGTTCAAATGGCATTGGTCCGTGCTCCAGTTAATCCTCCTGAAGAAGAAGTTGGTGGATTTGTATTCCAGCATCTTGAAGACTATAGTCAAAAAGGGGACTACTTTGAACATGGTAGACTCTTCACTTTAAACCCCTGCCTATATCCTATGTCTACGGTTAAAATTGGCTGGCCAGATCATGGTGGCGAATCTGAGTTCACATCAAAAGTTCATTCTATTGATAAAGATTATAGATTTGGTTTTTATGGAAACATTTATGACGCACCACTTGTAACTCACATAGGCGGTAGAAGAACAGAAGGATGGTTCTTGTGAAAGAGGTTAATCTCTCAGTCCAAAAAAGAAATATTTCATTCACAGTAGAAGATAGTCAAGAGCTTCACCAAGAAAAAGGTTATAATTTTTGGAAAGAAAAATATAGTTCTTGGGAGAATGAAACCTTTAATTTTTTAGATAAATTTTTATCAAAAGAAAAAGACTATTTGGACATAGGATCCTGGGTTGGACCAACTGTAATATACGCTTCCCACCTATGTAGAAATGCAGTAGCTATAGAACCAGACCCTGTTGCTTATCGCATATTAAATACCAACATCGCTTTAAATAATATATCAAATATAGAAACAATAAACAAAGCTGTTTCAATATTTGAAACTTCTTTTATGAGTGAATCAAAATTCTTTGGTGATTCAATGACTAGAGTGTCTTCTAGCTCAGAAAATGGCACTCCTATAGAAGTAGTGAGATTAGAAGAATTGTTTTCGATGGGAGATTACTCAATCGTAAAAATGGACATCGAAGGATCTGAGTTTGATGTAGTTCCATATTACAGTTCTCTCTTTAAGGAAAAAGGAATACCTCTTTACCTTTCAACTCACGCACCATTCTTTAAAGATGGAAATGAAAAGACTTCTAAATTAATAGACTCTTTATCTAGCGCAAATAAAATATATAATGAAAGCGGCGATGAGATTAAGTTGAAAGAAATCACCGCAAACTTTGGTAGCTATCTTATTTCTTGGTGAGTTATGGACTTGGTTATAATTCGGAGCTGGTGGACACTCTAAAGATCTAGAATACCTTGCTCTTTCGGATAAGTATGAACGATGGAATCTTATTGGATTCTTAGACGATGATCCATCAGTGAATAACAAACAACTTCTTGGCGATGTATCATTTTTATCTTTTCTACTTGACAAATACCCTAGCTTAAAATATACTATAGCTATTAATTCTTCCAGAGTAAGAAAAGAAATAGAATCTAAAATAAATAGAATAGAACGAGCTGCTAATCTCATTCATGAGACAGCTGTAATTGGCACAGACTGCGAGTATGGTAACGGTCTTACAATGGGGCCATATTCTGTGTTGACAACTAGAGTGACATTGGGCTTACATGTACATATTAATACCGCCGCATCCATTAATCAATCCAGCACAATAGGAGACTACTGCACCGTAAGTCCTGGGGCTAGGATTTGTGGAGACGTTAACGTCGGTGAGACAACCTCTATAGGTGCTGGTAGCGTAGTTATTAACTTTAAAAATGTGGGAAGCAACTGCACCCTAGGAGCAGGGACCGTTGTGATAGATCACGTAGGAGATAATGCTACTGTTGTGGGAGTTCCCGGTAGGGAAATCAAAAGATTTGGTGAGTATATTTAGATATATATAATTACTATATAGATATATTACTTTAAAGGAGATAATAAATGGCAAGAAAATATCCATATTATCCATCATTTGATGGCAAAAAAGCAGGAGCTGGAACGGAATGGTTCGTCAATGCTTGCAGTCGCAGATGGAAAACTAGCAACATGGGAATTTATTCTCCGAGATTGATGAGAAATTCACACACTGCTGGTAAGAAGATTGGTGACCCAGGAATGGAGAAGTGGCTTTCAGTTCATGCAACTGGTGCTGCTGCCGACATCGGTTACACAGATCGTAAGATTGGTGTAGCAATGTGGGATTGGTTCTTGGCTAATGCTGAAGCTCTTGGAATCGTAGAGATTCACGACTATGCCTACGATGCAAACGCATCTGACAAGAAGCCAGGATATGGTCGTGGTTTTCGCTGCTCACGTGGCGAAGGACAAAAGGGTGTAAAGATATATGACGCAAAAGATAATGCAGGATCCTTTGGTGGGAAGTGGATTCATATTGAATTAGAACCAGAATTTGCTAAGGACGCAGCAAAAATGGAAGCAGCTTGGCGTGCACTCCCAAAACCCGGTGCCTGATATGGTACTCATCTGTGCCGCTTTATTTCTATCCATGTTTGCAATGCCATTAGCTATAGGACTAGTATTAATAGATGGATTAAAAAAAACTGATCCAGATATAGAGATAGATTAAGCTCACAAGACACTTGCTGATACCAGAGTAATCTGATATAATAATATTCCTTGCAACGGAGGCAACGAAAAGACCCTGGCTTAAATGCTGGGGTCTTTTCTATTTGGCCGCCACAAAATAGTTAGATACCCCTTACTATAACAGGTGACTACCTGGAGGGGTAAATGCGCATAAAACCACGTAGAGGATCTTGGATTCTAGCTGTACTTTTTGCAGTTGTATTTGTATTTCCATCTTCTTCAAAAGCAACTGCAGAGCCCGGTCTTAAC